TCTTGCTATGCATGTCGGTGAACTGCTCACTAACAAGGTAGCCCATACGTTTCTCGCGATGCTCTTTTAGCCTAATCTTGTCGTGCCATAACGCTCGAACACCCTCAAGGTTGCTTCTAGCAACATGGGTTTTAAAGGGTTCAATTTGCAGAGCTTCATCCACGTCTATTTCATCAGCCACGTCAGCAACCTGCCCAAGAAATAGCATTGTTTTTAACCAGGGGTCACCACTGACTTTCTCCTCCACCACACCCAAATTTGCACCAATCGTTGGCACTAGTTCCTCGATAAAATTTGGCTCTCCGGGTAATAAGCAACGGAGATTATCAATGGATGCAGTACAAGTGAGGAAACGCCCAAGTGCACGATTACTAAAAATCTCAGCGATAAGATGCTTCGAACAACCCAAATTTGTGATGAAAGTTACTCGCTTGCGTGCACGGGTCAAGGCTGTGATCCAGCGCCGTTCACTAGCCAATTTTGAAGCTTCAGAAACGACCACAGCAACGCAATTATATGTTAAGCCAGTACTCTCGCCAAAGGTTTGAACCATTCTATCAAGCCCCACGAGCGCACGAACAGCCTGTTTTTCAATAAAACTTGAGACTAAGTAGCACTCGACATCTACTTCCTGAACCTGCTCAATCCCTTCAAGTATTTCAAAATCTTCAAAGTCGGCCTCATTAGTGTTTGAAATTGCACACGGCAAACGCCCAACAAAATTTGGGTTTGAGAATCTATAACTCCTAGTCGCATATCTAAACTGTATACCTTGTAAGATCCTCTGATGGTCAGGCAGCAGCCCCTCAAAAACACCCCGGTCCTTGGCGTTATCATAGTCACTCTGACATGGGTCACCTAGCAAATGCAGGGAAACACCATCCGTGAGCTGGCTACACACAAGATCAAAGTAGCCAGGGGGGTACAACTGGAATTCATCAAAAATGATAGTGCTACCTTCTTTAACATTAACCATTTGATGCAAAAATTTTTCAAACGTCAAAATAGTCACGGAAGTAGAAGTCTCAACACTCTGAACAAGTAGGGTCATTTGCTCGGCTAAGCTACGCCTTGGTGTAACAAAAATGCATACACCTAGCCCCTTTTCTAAAGCCTTGCACAACAGTGTACTTTTCCCACAACCAAAAACTCCACAAA